GGCCAGCCTTATCTGCAAGAGCCTGCATTGCATCTGAAACATCTTTACTTAGAAACCCTTCATTTTGGGATTCCATTTCATTACTAAAACCCCCGCCACCAAATCCAGTACCACTAGCGTCTGTTCCACCGGGACCTGATTCAGCACCCTCATTTCCAGGGCCACCGTCATCGTAGAAGGCAGGCAGACCACTCACAGGATTTGTTTTTTCACCACCAGAAATTCGAGCTAAAAGTTCACGTTCAGGCGGGGTGATATGGGCGAGTTCCGTGTCTTGGGAATTGGGGCCGGTCATCCCCATCTTGTTGGCGCGCTGCCCCATTTGGCCACGCATCATTTCAAGGCCCTTGGCGGCAAGTGCCCGGTCGGCAGGCTTCTTACTCTTGCTTAGAAGGTTGATGGCTTTCATCATGTCTTGCATTAGTTTGATAGCCTCCCGGAATCCTTAAGTTCTTCAATTAGCGAGGCCAAAACCGTGCGAACCGTTGATGCACTCGCCCCAGTGGCATCCAAAGCCTTGGTCTTAGTTGTCAAGTTTGTAACGGTCCAACCTAACCCGCCAGGGCCGGTGTTAACATCAGCTAAAATCGTGGATAAAGCATGAACCAGCTTTTTGGCCCATGCACCCATGTCGTCCCCATCCTTATATTCAGGGAGGGGGGTCCTTACAATACCTAAGCCTTTACCGCGAGCCATTACCTTCCACCATCTGGTTGTATATTAACACGAATTGGCCCTAAATGGAAGTCCCCGCCGACTTCGTTCGACGCTACTTTAAGAGCAAACTGCCTGCCGCGCGCCCTAACGTCAATTTTTGTATCCCCTGAAGTAAATGCGTATGGGCCTTTAGTAAATTCTTCTGAGGAATTTGGATAGTACTTGGTTTTGATTGTAAAATATACGGTATCCGTGGCCTCATCATGAAAATGGATATCTGGCATGATTTTATCTGCAAAAATCATAGAATCACCCTCGGCCAATTGGAATTCCCCGGTTTCAGCGTAACTATCCATGGCCGCGCCATTATTATCCACGCCGCTCTCATGATAATATAGAATGCCGTCGTTGTCTGTGGCGATTGGGTACGTAAATGTAGAGCGGTCGGTCCAAAACGTGCGTTCTAGGGTGCCAGAATAGAAAGTACCATCCTGCCAACAATAAACTACGTATTTATTAGGCTCAACTTGACCCTCGGAACAGTAGAACCACCAAATTTCTTCCCATTCGGCATTTACGCCGCATGAAACTAGTTTATTTTGATTGAAATTAATATCATCAAAAATTGTGTCTTGAATTGGGCACTCAATAGCCTGTAATTGCCCATCGAATTTATAGAATTTTCTGTTGGAACCCATCCAATAAACTACGCCGTTGTAATCAATGGCGGCATTTTGGCCAATGGCCCCACAGTTTGTGCCTAATTGCTGGAATCCAAACACATAGGGATACTGAGCAGCCTGCATAATATGTGCGCTATAATCAGTGAGAATTAAAATCCCGTTACGAGTCTTTTTCACGGACATAATTTCGTTACCCGCTTGTAATCTGAAATCACCTGCGCTATTTGTATCAAGCGTATCTAAAACTTGGTAGTTTTCATAGTCCGACCAACGGATTAAAAGAGGGTCAATTGTGCCTGATCCTAATGTGGCCTCACAACCGAACAGAACTAATTGACGTTCAGGTGTTACAAGCAATTTTGTGGCTTTAGGGTAAACGCCATTCGCAATTAATGTTGTGGCATCCACCGTTTGAACCTTCGTCATTCTATTTGAAGATAACCCGGCGCTTGTGTCGTAGTAAAAAATATTGCTAGAGGGTGCCCTAGCCGCAATTACATCCTCACCCCATTGATCTGCTGACCAAACAGCGGGGGAATATAGCAATCCGGCTGCCCGAGCAGTTCCCCATGTGGAACTCCCCCAAGCGCCTGTGCCCCACCCGTATGCATTAGTGGCATACTCATACCCTGCGGTTAGTGGGTAACCATACGTAATGCTGGCCACAATGGCCGTGGCCCCAGCAGTGGCCGTACCTGAGGAAGCTGTGATTACATAAGCGTTAACAGAAGTGATACTTACAATGGTGTATGTGCCGTTCGCCAGCGTAACGCCATCCCAAGTATAAGGTCCCCCTGAAATTACTATAAAATCCCCGGCGATTCTACCATGGCTAGTGTGGGCCATTGTTACTAAAGCGGAGCCAGCAGAGCCTGTAGTCGCAGCGTTTACTAATGTGCCTGATGTTGTGTATGGGGTAATATCATAGTAAGCGTCGTTGGCTATTGAGGCCACATATACATATGTATGAGTCCCTAACCAAATTAACGGGTCTAAACTGAGATTTTGGTAGGGGAGAATATATCGGCACTTACCACTGAAAGTCCCGGTAATTGCCCTTGCCCATCCACCGAGCTTCTTTAGCCGCCCAAGGTGGAATCGTACCTTATCACCCCGCACCCATTTAGCCCCCGCATCAACATCAGTGAGGTCACTATAGAAGCCTGGGGCGGGTTGAACTTTAACGTACATTAGTACTTTATGATATAGTTCAGAATGATTGCTGGGGGAACGTTTGTCCCGGCTGTTCCACTGAGGGCCACAGAGTTACCCGTGAATGTCGAGCCTGCGTGGCCGTGAGCCGCGCTGGAACCAGTATTATCCATTGCGTTTGTTAAAGCCCTTGATAGACGATTTGCGCCACTTATGTCTACTTCTAACGGAGTCCCTATTTGGTCAACTTGAATGACTTCTTCGCTACCCGCAGAAAGGCTATCTCCGCGAAGAACGTGTTTGTGGGCAGGCATTTCTGATACAGAAATTGCAGTCCCGGCAATGGTTACACTACCTGTGGCCGTGGTGTTACCTGCGGGGGTTTCAGATTGAGCTCCCCCAGAGGCTCCTAGAGTTGTACCAGTGATGCCACACCCAGCGGATGTAATGCGACTGGCCGTAGTGCCACCCATATCATCACGACCCGCAACGAATCGACCTCTTAAGTCTGGCAGTGTGAACGTGGTACTACCATCGCCCACACCATATACTGTGCTAACAATTCCGAACAGAGTTGCGTAGGTTGTGCGGCTTACGTTTGAGCCGTCGCAGAAGAGATAACTTGTGGGTGCGCTTGAGCCTGCATAAGGAAGAACAGTACCCGTTGGAACTGCTGTGCTAGAAGGTAAGTTGGTTAGTAGTGAACCATCAACGGCAGGCAATTGTGCCGACCCGTTAAGTTGAACAACTTTGCTGGCCGTGGTGCCAACATCCAGGACGGCAGACGTACCAAGCCCAAGTGTGGTGCGTTGGGCCGAGGCATCCGCATCATCTACGAGTGCACGGCCCGCAGCGGTAAATGTTGCAAGGGCCGCAGTACCAGAACCTGTATAGTAAGGGAGTCTATCGGCGGCGCTGGTTAGTCCAGCGATTGCATCTAATTCTGTATCAAGGGCAATTACACCTGCGCTAGAGATTGGCGGGGTGAAGGCGTAAGTTTCGCTCGCGTCACTAAAAATCCCTTGAATCTTGCCGTTCGCTAAGGTGACGCCCGTGCCTGCCGAGGTCTTGACAACAAGGCTGTACCCGCCAGTGGTGGCATTCCAAAAAATCCATTTGCCCGCATAAGAAGGCACCACAATGTTTCGATTGGCAGTGAGTGTGCCCGTGAGTTTAATTGTATTGCTTGAGGCTTCGTCATCGCCCGACCCTGAATTTGATGTGGATAGGGTGGTATTGGCATCAGACATAGCGATGGCTGTATAACCCGCGATGGCGAGTTCAAGGCGCTCATAAACGTCATTGGCTTTTTGTCCCCATGTGGAACTATTTTCGCCGTCTGTTTGAAGTTCGAGCCTTAGTTTAGTTGTATATGTTGAAGCCATTAATTTTTACCTAATTCCCCAGGTGGGCGGTATTCACCCCGCCTGTCACTTGATTGCTCCCCGGTCACGGCCATGAGAGCCTGTTTATATTTAAATTCCCAGATTTCCATGGCCTGTTTCTCACCTTTCATGAAGATGTACGCCTCGGCCATGCAAGCATAAAATAGTAGCTCTTCTGCATATGTACCTAGCCAAGAGGTAGCAGCTGTCACAATGGACGTTGGTTTATATGTGTACGCTAGTTCCACGTTGTATGTGGCATCAGGTGTGGGGGCGACCATAATAATGCCGTCACCCTTGGCTGCATAAAAGCGAGGTTGTGCTGTGAGCGTGGTGCTGGGCCAGAACTCCCTAATATAACTGTCGTCCTTTTTGTCCAGGATATATTTGGTTGTGCCCGCCACGGTTTTAATATTGATCCAGCGGACCACAAATGGGCGGGGTGATAAACTTGAAATTGTGAGTGTGTTGGTGCCGCTACTAAAAGACAGCGACGTATCATAACTGCGAAAAACTTCTAGGTCGGCTTCACGATATATACGATCCTCAGCTAGATGAATGATATTATCAAGGGCGTCTGAAAACTCTGTTGAATCATTTTCAGTGAAGCTTTGAATAGCGGCTTTAAGTGTGGTGTATGTCCAGGCCATTTTACTTTAATAAGGATTTGTTGGGGGTGTAAATCCAGAAGTCCATCTTGCAACATTACTTATACGAAATTCATCTATCCAACCATTAAACATTTCTGCTCCGCCAGACCATCCTCCAATATTTAGAGTACTCGCATTATTGTTAAGTGTTCCAGAGTTTGTCCATGTAGTAACTTGTGTACCATCATAATATGTAGCAAAATCATTTCCACTTCTTACAACAGCGATGTGCTTCCAATTTCCAACGGATATGGCTCCGATACTCTTTGCTAGTGCTATGTCCCAAGCGAATCCATTTGAACTTGCGTAAAAAGAAATTGTTGTTGGACTACAATAGAAGTTGAAAGGTACACCAAGTCCAGCAGGATCGCCCTGTATACATAAATGAGCCTCTGCTGTAGGTGCTGCATTGAACCTAACCCAAAAATCAAATGTAAAACTTCCCGTACCAAAATTCCAATCCTCACTATCTGGGACAGATAAGTAATCCCCAGTTCCATCAAACAAACTGGATGCTCCACCAAATTTACTTTGAGCGGTATCTATTTGAGAGTTTCCATTAGGAGTAACAGTCTTATGACTTCTAGAACTATCTATGAAAGTTGTAGAAGTGTCTGCTCCATTGCAGTGTAATAGTAATAAAGTATTCACATCAGGGACTCCACCCCCGATCAATCCTATTGGCGCACCTAGTCCTGGTAACAACATTTCTACCTCACGTCCGTTATTAATGTAGCTATAATAAAACTAGAAGATACTACTTGATAAAATAAATAATCTTTGTAAGTTGCTGTAGTCGTTAAGGTTGGGGCAGTTCCTGTACTAAACTTCCAAACGGCATTATAAGCTAAAGTACGGCTGCCAGTACCGTCTTGAATAATCTCGATTACCCCAGTTTGGCCATTTTTGGTATTTGATGGGGCACCCAGGGTACGATTTCCACCAAGGGTCACGGTGAAATTAATGCCGGTAGCTAAATCAACGGCCACGGTGGCAGCATCTGTTAGGGTTACATAATCAGCGGCTGCCCAAATTTGATCAATGGCCGGGATACGTGCTGTATCCGTGCCCGTGCGATATTCGGCAGCCGTGGCTAATTCAATAACACCTGTGGCACTTGTGGTTGCAGCTTGTTTAAGCGCGGTGAAGGCATCGGCTGCCGTGGAAGCGCCTGTGCCGCCATCTGCAATTGCAAGATCGGTGATACCTGTGATTGTCCCGCCCGAAATTGAAACTGCTGAGGACGCCTGAGTAGCAATTGTACCCAAGCCCAAAGTAGTCCGCTGGTCTGAGGCAGCCACATCATCAAGTAACGCCCGCCCTGCGGCTGTGCAGGCAATTTCTTCAACGTCACCGGCCCCGGCTGTTGAACGCCCTAATAGCTTATCTGTGGCCGAAACATCTTGTATTTTAGCATAAGTAATGGCGTCATTATCTACAGTATAAATAGTACCTGAGCCCGAAATAGTTACGTCACCCTTGTCACCATCTGTAACAAGAATACCTGTACCACTCGATGCGGCTGTAATTAATCCTTTCGCATTAACAGTAATAGAACTGTTGGTAAAGGAGCCTACGTTGGAGTTTACTGTGGCAAGCGTAAGAGCCGTGCCCCCAGCAGACTTAGTGGCATCCCCAGTAAAGGCCGAGGATTGAATTCCACCAGACCCAGTAAATTCTATACCACCGCCAACTGTTAATTCTTCGACATTACCTGTGGCCGCTGTATCTCTGCCAAGCAATCTATCTGTCGCAATATCTTGCATTTTAGCAAAAGTTACGGCATCGTTAGCTACGGTCGCCGTGATGGCCCCAGTACCACTACCAGTAACGTCGCCACTTAATGTAATAGTTTGATCGCCGGTATTAGTGTTGCTGATCGTAGCATCGCCAGCCATAGTAAGGGTGCGATTAGCGTCCCCCGTGGCAATGCTTAATGTACGATTATCAGTTATGTTAGATGTTGGTTGAATCGTAAGAAGGTGCGATGCGTTAGTATCATAAATTCTAAGCCCAGCATTAGCTAAAGATACTGAAGTAATATCTGTATTGGCCCCTTTTAATGCGTAAGGGCCATTAGTTACAGTAATTTTTGAAGTAGTCCCTGAGGCATTCGCAACTAAATAATCTGTGGATATAAGTGCTGTTACCGTGGGGAGTGCTGAAATTTTTACGCGAGCCATTAGTCAGCCTCCAAAACATAGTCTGCTTCGGTCATAATATTTTGGTCTGTTTCCGCCAGCAACGCATCAGAATCATTATCCCCGAAAGTCATATCTAACACATCATCCAGTTGAAGAGCAACGCCCCCATCATCATCATTATCGGGGGAAGAATACTTGAGGGGTTTCCCCTCAGGCTTAAACTTTGGCGGGGTGAGTTGGGGGTGCTTTTCGTCAAAGTCCTCAGGGCCTACAATTAGCCCGTCCCACTGCCGCCTCGCCTTTTTATATGG